AGCACCTGTTGCTTCTCGTTTTAATATAGTTTCTGCTGATACAAGACATTTATTTTTATTTGGCACCTGTACTACCGTTACAGACGCAGCCACCCAAGATGATTTATTTTTTAGATTTGCCGATAGAGAAAGTTTAACTGTCTTTGCACCTACTGCAGAGAACGAAGCAGGTTCACTTAGAATTGCTGATGGCTCTCGTATTGTAGGAGCTGTAAGATCAACAGGTCAAATACTTGTATGGACAGATACTTCACTACACGGCATTCAATTTGTTGGTACACCTTTTACTTTTGGTCAACGACAACTTGGGGCTAACTGTGGTTTGATAGCACAACATGCGGCTGTCGACGTAAATGGTCAAGCATTTTGGATGGGTGATGATGCATTTTATATGTATGATGGGGTTGTTAAAAAAATGCCATGTTCTGTACAAGATTATGTGTATGACGATATAAGTTATACCAACAAAAATGATATTGCGTGTGGGGTTAATCCTGAGTTTAACGAAATACTTTGGTTCTACCCTTCTGCAAGCGCAACTCAAATAGACAGGGTGGTGGTTTATAATTATTTAGAAGGCACATGGTATACTACTACTTTAGGTAGAACAACTTACCTTGGGGCGTACACTTATGAGAACCCTATTGCTACTGAATACAATGCTAGTCTTACAGCTAATGCTACAACAAGCACAGGGGTAAGTAATACTCCTCTTGGAGTAACGGCAGGAGCTAGTTATGTTTATAATCACGAAGTTGGTAACAATCAAGCTGATGGCACTGCTTTATCCGCTTCTTTAACCACAGGTTCTATTGAAATAGGAGATGGTGATCAATTTATGTCAGTTAGTAGATTTGTTCCAGATTTTACTAATTTAGTTGATGACGTCCAAGTTACATTAACTCTTGAGGATTATCCTCAATCTACCGCTACACAAACAACTTCGGGCAATGTTAGTAGCACAACAACTAAAATTGATGTAAGAGGAAGAGGTAGATCAGTAAAATTAAATTTTGCTACTGATCAAGTAGATCAATCAAATTGGAGACTAGGCTCTATGAAACTACAACTTAGACCAGATGGAAGAAGATAATGGCTAAAATAACAATAACAAGATTACCTAACGCAACACCAGAATATCAACAAGGACAGATAGACCAAATTATACGATTATTAGAACAACTTATTTTACTTTTAAACACATCTTATGCACAGGACATAGAAGATAAATCTGCTGGAAGGAGTTGGTTCCTTGGCTGATTTATTTAAAAATTCTTCCTTAGATGTAGTAAATACCGATTTAAACGCTGTCTACACGGTTCCAACAGCTGCTCCTGGGGTAACAGGCACTGCTCCTGTTTTTCCTACTACAGGGGTCGTTAAATCGATATTAATAGCTAGTGATTCAGCAAATGCTACCTTAGCAGACATAAAATACCTAGATTCTAGTGCTTCTGCTACTTTTGTATTATTTAATCAAAAAAGCATAGCTGCAAATACTACAGTGCAATTGTTAGAACAGCCTTTAGTTTTAGAAGAAAGTGATATATTATACGTGCAAGCAAATGCTGCTAATCAAATACATGTTACAGTGTCTGTTTTAGAAATTACAAAAGGAGATTTATAATCGATTTACATTCTTTATTTGTTACCCCTGTCTTTACAATAAATTTAGCGGGATATGAAGATCTTATAAAAGTTGTTAAAGAAATTAAAGAGAAAGATCCTACTGGGTTATATAAGACAAACGAGGGTGGTTGGCATAGCCAAGATGATTTACATTTAGATGAAAGATTTAGCACACTGCGATCTGAAATTATAAATCTGGGTCAGGAAGCTATGGATCATTTATCTATAGAAGAGCATATGACTCCTGAAATGAGTGGTATGTGGTCCGTGGTCAACGGTCCTGGTAGCAAAAATAAATTACACTCACATCCTTTTAATTACTTATCAGGTGTATTTTATTTACAAGTCCCTGAAAATAGTGGGCCTTTAGTATTTCATGATCCAAGACCTCAAGGAGAAGTTTTATCTCCACCGAAAAAACCCAATGAAAGTATACATACAGCGCACCGCGTTCGTTGGACACCTAAGCCCAATGATTTGCTTTTTTTTCCTTCATGGCTTAATCATGAAGTAGAAATAAATAAATCTACAGAAGAAAGAATTATTTTAAGTTTTAATTTAGAATTAAAAAGGAGAATGAATGCCTAAAATAGTACAAGAAGCAGAACAAATTGGTACTATTACTCTTGACGATGGAAGAGTAGTGCCTCATATAAAATGTGGTTCGGAAACAATAATTACTAACACTATAACTGGTTACGAATATAAATCAGAAGAAGAAGTTAAAAATGATATTGATGATCCTAACACAAAAACTAAAGAAGAACATATTAGAAAAGATGTAAAAATATTTGCTCCTTCTTTAGCAGATTTAATTTCTCCTCAAGAAAACTAAGCGCTACAAGCTTCACATTCTACATCAGCGTCTAACCCAGTTACCATCACTTCTTCATCGGGATTATGGGGTTTGCCTACAATAGTAGGATGACAACTACAGCCTTGTAAATGTTCTGATAGTGTTTTTTCTAGTTTTTCTTTTTCTCTTTCCACTACTAATAAACGTGAATGATAATCGCTCACCTTACTAGCAAGGGTAGCTATAGCCTTCAATACTTCTTGATTTTCCATAATATCTCCTTGATTTGTAATTTTTGGGTGAGATCTAATTTAAACATGTGTACAGAATATATCAAGTAATCTTTTTATAATTGTTTTCTTGACAGGAAATTTATGTTATGAAAGAGATAGAAAAAAGAATGAAAGCATCAACAGCAATATTTGGAAGAATAGTTAAATGCTATGAATTACCTATGGATGCTATTGATGATTTAAATAATACATATGAAAAATGGAAAGACAAACTACCTTCTTTTGGACCTAGGTTGGCAGGTAGATTAGACTCTGAGTTACAATTTACTAATCTTTTAGAAGATACTAAAATATCGCGACATATTGTAGATTGCATGCACGATTATGTAGACATGTTAAAAAAAGTAAATTTATTAGAAGAAAAAAAATCATTAGAAATTCTTAGTTGTTGGATAAATGACATGAAAGAAGGAGAATACAATCCTCCTCATACTCATCACGATGGAACAGGATGGTCTACTGTTTTGTTTTTAAAAGTTCCTGAATTTATAAATGATGCTAAAGATCCTCATAAATTTAAAGACGGACAACTAGGTTTTATAGGTCATGATGGTATATCTACTTTGTGGAAAAAACCTAAAGTAGGTGAATTTTATATATTTGAAGCTAAACATCAACATTGTGTAATGCCTTTTAAAACTAAATTAAAAGGAGATATAAGAAGATCAATGTCGTTTAATTTTATATGTAAAAATGATTAATAAAAAAATAACGTTTTGTGCAACTAATAAGGCTATGTTGGATATATGGCCACATCCTAAACCTGCTTCATTATTTATTCCTGACGAATACAAAAAATTAAAAAGACATACTGAAGATAATTTACATAGACCTACGGTTAAAACTTGCATACCATTTTTAGATTCTTTAACTATGGGTTATATTATACCTTTTGATCAAGATTATCTTGTTGATCCTGTTGAAAATGATTTTAGTGTCACTCCTGCAAATAGAGAACCTCATGATTTTGGATTTCACAATCAAACACAATTACCAACAGAATGGCATAAAACAACAGGAGATAACGCAGGAAAATTTATTAATAAATGGTTAATAAAAACTCCTCCTGGATACAGTTGTTTGTTTGTAAAACCAATGAATAGATTAGAACCAAGATTTGAAATTATATCTGGTATAGTTGATACTGATAATTACATAAATGAAATTAATTTTCCTTTTATATTAAACAAAAGAGACAAACAATTTATAATAAAAAAAGGAGAACCTATGGTTCAGGTTATTCCTTTTAAAAGAGAATCTTGGAAAATGTGGTCTGGCTTTTATTTAGAAAAACTACACAGTAAAACTTTAAATGTTTTAAGTAGTAAATGGGTAGATAGATATAAAAATATGTTTTGGAATAAAAAAAGTTTTAAATGATTTTTATTGAGGATAATTTTTTTCCTGAAAAAGAATATGTAAAAATATGTGAAGAAGTTTTAAATACAAATTTTTTACCTCCTCCTAAAAAAACAAGAGAAGGAACAGAGAAAGGTTCAGGAACTCCTGGCGGAGCTTATTGGTTTGAAAAAGAACTTTCATTTAATTCAAAAGTAATATTTTTATGTGAAAAATTAATTAAAGATAAATTTAATTATAAAATTAAAAAATTTAATCAAGCTTATTACACAATGGTTTCAGCCCAAAAACAATTTGCTCCTCATATAGATAAATTAGGTGCTTATCATTGTTTAATTTATATAATAGGCGATAAAAAAATAAATAATGGAACAGGTTTCTATGTTAAAAAAAACAATGAGTTGGTTTTAAATACACATGTTGGTTTTAATCCTAATAGAGCAATAATGTTTAGTGGTGATAATTATCACTCTCCTTTGCTTTGGGCAGGTGATTCTTCTCCTCGTTTTTCTTTATGTACTTTTTTTGATTAACGTTATGTACATTTCTGCTAACATAGATAATTGTGCATTAATTATAAAAGATTTTTTACCAGAGGATTTTTTTAAAGAAATTTCGGAATACAAATATAAACCTAATTTGACGTCTTATGACAAATGGGAATCAAATCTTTACAAAGATAAACATAACAATGTTACCATGAAAAAAGTAAACACTTTATTAAATTTTGCTGTAATAGAACAAGACAAGATTGAAAGTAAAAGTGATTTATTTAAAAAATTTTTTAAAATATTAATAGATTGCCCTTTTATTCCTTATCAAGTTAATTCTAAGATTGCACTTAGTTATTATGAATATAATAAGTTTTCAGGAATTAATTGGCATAATGATCATGGATATACATTAAATTATTCTTTTTATATACATCAACAATGGGATAAAGATTGGGGAGGAGAAACTATTATTGATACAAAAAGAGGGTTACCTTTATCTTGTACTCCTATGCCTAACTCTTTGTTAGTAATTAAAAATAATATTAGTCATAAAGTTAATCCTGTAATAGGACCTAATAAAAGAAAAGTTTTACAAATTAGAGGTGTTTTTTACGAATAATTAGAATCGTAGTCTCGCCAAGTTTTGCCTTCAGAAGAAGTGCTTTTATCTCCACCGCCGTCACTATTCCAAGCAGTTGTAGCTGTTTCAATTTGACCTTTTCTTGTTTCTGCCCAAGTAAGTAAAGCAGCTATTGTTGTTGATCCTACAGCGTCGCTAGTAGCACTTAAATTAGTATTTCCTGTCATCATGTGAGTAGAAGCATCTTTGCTTTGAATTTCATTTTGTCCTGGTAAAGAATTCCAAATTACAGCATGAACTGTATTTGGTATCCATCCTGCTTGCCATGCATTTCCTTTATCTGCCCATTGAATAATGAAGTTGTCATCAACTTTTATTTGATCATTGTTTAATATTACTATTTGTGTTGCCATCAATATCTCCTAATGCTTTATAATGTAGTTAACCACCACAAAAGGTGAGAATGAATTTGTGCCTGATGCTGCAACAGTCCCTGTTAATGTTCCTGAAGTTGTTACTGCAACAGTCCCTGTTAATGTTCCTGATAAAGTATGAGAGTGATTATGACCAGTTCCTGATCCTGCATTGCCCGTATCACCTCTATATACACTATATCCACCATCGCCACCAAAATATGTTCTTGGGTTACCAAATTGAGTGTTGTCTTGTAAAATACCTAAGTTTGAGTTTGCAGAACCATGAGCGTGAGAAGCTATTTGAGCAGTTGTTAAAGATGTATTATCAATAGCTCCTGTTACTGTTACTGCTTGGTTGTTAGTTACAGTACTTGTAGCGCTTACTGCTTGGTTGTTAGTCATAGCAACCGTAACTGTATTTGCTCCACCAGTTCCTGCTAAAGCATAGGTACTGCCGTCATAACCTTGAGGCATTTTACCTTGAAGCTGAGGAACGTTAAATGTTGTTGATCCATTTCCTGCACCATAAGTTGTAGAAACAATTGCAAATAATTCTGCATAAGTTGTTCTTGATACAGCAGCTCCATCACATAATAAATATCCTGCGGGTGCTGTTGCTTTAGTCCAAGGCTTAATTGCGCCTACTTCACTTCTGTTTGTTATATCCTGTAAGTTAGCCATTAATCGTTATATTTCAACCTCCACCCATTACTTGCATCGTAGAATACCAGAGAAATACCTGCACTGTTAGTGCTAATTGTAAGATCTGCAGCAGAACCCTGAATATTTTGTGAGTTACGACCTACTGTAATGTTATTAGTGCCAGCACTTCCTGTGCCGTCAATTATTTTTACTTGCTGTCCTATTGTAGGAGAAGCAGGTAATGTTATTGTTACTGCCGCTGCAGAACAATCAACAAAAATATTTTCTCCATCAGAGGCTGTGTAAGGTGAATCTGAATTGTCTTTTTCAATCCATGCTTCTCCTAAACCTGCTAAAGAAAAAATATCATACCAATTAGTACCATCGGTAGCCACCATTCTATATTTACCATTAGCAATAGAAACTGTGTTTCCTGTTGCGCCTAAACGAGCTGTAATAGCAGCGCCACCAGCAATATTATTGTAAATACCGTAAGTTTTTTGTGTAGCGGGAAATTGAACAGTATGTGCTGTAGAAACTGTTCCTGTAAAAATTAATTGATTGTTTCTAGCTTGATTGGCTGCTTGAGTTTGAGGACCATCAGCATTTGTTAAGGTAGTGCTTGTTCCTGTTGTAATAGCGGGAACAGCATAGACACCAGCAATAGCAAATTCAAAAACCTGAGAAAAATTGTTATTAGTGATAGTACCCCAAGTACCAGAATTTTCTCCTGTTACTTGTAGTTCCGTTCTAAGACCAGTTGAATACGTTGACATTTAATCTCCTAATAAAGTTTTATTGAATAATATAAAGTTTGTCAAAACTTTTATGCAGCTACCCTTGGTACTTCTTTCCAAGAAATTCCGCTGTTAGAGTCATCTACCTCACTCCATCCTGTGATAATAAACTGTCCTGTACTACTTGTAGCAGAAACACCTGTTAATGTAAAGACTGCAGATCCTTGAATCTGTACTTGACCAACACCTGTTGTTCCTTGAACACCAGTGACATCATAAGCACTTTCTTGAGTTGCTTGACCTACAGAAGAAGTTAATCCAAATCCAGTAACAAATTGTGATGTTTCAACGGTTCCTAAACTAGACGTAAGTCCAAATCCAGTAACAGATACATCAGGACCTGCACCTACACTATACCCTGCTCCTAGTGAAAGATTAAGTAAGTTTTCTGTACCAACAGCAATAGTTAAATTACCATCTGCACTTATTGCGTAAGGTCCAATTGTTAGGGATAATGCATTACCAGAAGGCGAAAGAATCTGATCTGTTGTTATTGTAGGGCTTCCTAAGCCTGATGTTAAACCAAATCCAGTAACATTAGTAGCAGGGTTGTTAACCGCGCCCCACGCCTCATCGCCCCAACCAATAGCCGCGCCAGTAGTTAAGTTTGCATCTCTGTTCCAACCAACTCGTATGTCTGCACTTTGAGAAGTTGTTCCAACAGATAAAGTTGAACTAACTCCAGTAATAGGAAATATAAAATCAGATTGAACTGTATAAGTTCCTATTGGTTGCCACGTTAAAGCTACACCTGTAGGATTAGCATTTGCAATACCTGTAGCGGTAACGTCAGCTATTGTTGACGTTAAAGCAATACCTGTAGGAGTAAGATTCTGTTGTGTTGAAACAGTTATACTACCTAGTGATGTACTGAGGCCACTACCTGTTGCGTCAACAGTACCAAATTCACCCCAAGTACCGTTATTCCAGGTTTGTCGGCCCCATCCTTGGATAGAGGCCATAATTTATCTCCTATGCGATTCTTAGAATTGCAGCAGTTGCTTCGGCAGCAGGGAAAGTAATAGTAAATGTTCCTGCAGATGAAGACTTAACACCACCAAAATCTAATACACAAACAGCAGCATTAGTTGTTAAACCAGTTACTGTTGAGCTGTTATAAATTACAGCAGCTTGTGCAGAAATTGTTGCACTTGTGTAAGACTTGTCAGCAAAATCTACAATTGCTGTAGATCCACTTAAAACAGGGGTTACATTTGTTAAAGCTCCACCACCTGCAGCATATGTGCCTGATGCACCTACTTCATCTGAAGTAGCGTAAGCAGTAGTTGATGCGCTTAAAGTTGCTTCACTATCGTAAAGCGCTAATTTGAAGACGTTCCCTGTCGTGGTCGTAAAATCATGTAGACCTTTCAGGATCTCCACTTTGAAACTGTTTGCAACAGCTTGAGTAATTGCCATAATAATCTCCTATGGGTTCCTTGATTCGAGAGGGA